TTCAGGAGAACATTAGTAATGGACTTTATTCCATGGACGAGTCTCATATCCGATAAGTCCTTCACGGTTAAGAGTGCCTGTTGCGTCGCGGTGACCACCTAATTCGAAGCCGTCATTTGTGAAATATGATGCGTTATCCCAATCAGCGTATTTTCTAGTACCCAAATAACCTTGATATACGGATGCTCCGAATGGTGCCTCATGACGTTGATATTCGCCCCATCCACCAGCGTGTTTATGATATGACATTTGCTGTGCTTGGACACCACCAACATGCATACCGTCACATCCTACACCTAATCTATCCTTTCCATAGCCATCTTGACCGCGATTATTTAAAATATGGCTGCCTGTACCAGCTCCTCTAACAAAAAGACCGCGCATGTCTGGAATTCCAGGATTATTCCAATCACCGCCAAATCTCGTTCCAACCACATTTCGATAGTCTGGAAATTGGTTCCCAGAAACGGTCCCGCCATGACATAAAACCCAACCTGGAGGAGCGCTATCACCTGCGAACATTTGAATTGTTCCAACAGGAACACGTTCAGATGCATATCGCTCTGTTGCAACCGGCTGGTCACCGTTTTTCCACATTCCACCACGTGACCAAATTCCATTTGCCGTGAGATGGTCTAAATTTAAAGAACCATTAATAGTTTGCCCACCGCGTGTATTAATTACATCTGCGTTCCATGCTAATGCTCCAGAACTATCGCCTTCGGGTGCAACACCGGCCTGCGTCGTTAATTTTACGACTCCACGCATAGAACCGGTAGCTCCTCTACCATTTAGCGTTTCACCTGTTACAGCAACATCTCCTAAATTACTATTAATTTCCGTTTGTGTTCCTAGACGTATAACACCTTTATATTCTTGTGTTGCAACAGAATTCATAAAGGTATATGGGGAAATTGCATATCCTTCGCGAAGAGTTCCTTGACGTGTTTGAGCCACCGTAGCTAAACGCACAACACCAGTAATAGATTCTGAAGCCGGGTCGTTATTAGGAGCTATTTGAGAAATTAATTTTATTGCTAATTGCTGAGTTTTAAGCGGTGTCATTGCCGTGGTATCATCAGACCCGGCAAGTGCAGCGGTTTGAGTTGCAATTTTAATAACACCGTTAGTTGTTTCGGTGGAATAACGAGTAGAGAACGTGTTATCAATAGTTTGGTTTAATTTAAGTGGAGTAATAGAAACAGTGTCTAAAGTGCCGGCAATGGCTTCCTCTTGTGTTGCATATTTAGTTACACCGTATTGTGTTTCTGACGCGTTCGGATACTGAAGTCTTGCATTTAATGTGGCTGGTGTAACGGCTTTAGTACTATTAAATCCATCAAGAACTTCTTGTTCTGTCGCTAATTGAATTACACCTTTTTCTGCTTCGCTTGCGTCCGGAACACCTTTAACACCATATGCGCTAATTGAGGCTAAGGCTGCCTGGACATTGGTTATTGAACTATCAAAATTTGACCCTACCGGGTCAAATTCAACATATACCGATTCATTCGAAACGTGTTGATATGTATTGTTACTCATGCGGTTCTCACAAAATAATAAAAGGTTGTAGGTGAAATATGGTTGTCAAGAGTAATGGTTTGCGCACCTAGTAAATTCCAAGTGCCGTACCCGGACTTAGCCTGAGACACTATTTCTTGAGAAACCGTGATACCATAAGAGGAATACGTTGGGAGTACGTGTCTTTGGTTATCTAAATATGTTATTTGTAATTTAGTCCCAACAGTAGGGTCATCTTTATACTCTGCAATAGCCATTTGGTCGGAAATCGCATTCCGGAGAGTAGTACGTAATTGTACAACAAATTCGTCGGCTGTCATACCTACAGTAGCATTAACAGGAAGCCCGTAAACTTTTACAATAACAGGGCTTCCATCGGGCAAACTAGGGTCAGTTACACTTCCACTAAAGGACCAATAATCTACCTGTGAAGTTCCTTCAGGAGATACACCTGAGGTGTTAATTGTAACTGTTCCTACATCTGCTCTAGCAATATTATGAACATCGTTTATTGCAGATTCTACGTTATCGTCGTAGAATCCTTTTGCCAATTGAGAAATAGTTACAGAACCTACGCCTTGGTTGTTTAAAATATCAATTTGAGTAGGATTTTTTCTAAATCCTAAAAAATCTGCTTCGCGGGATATTACTCCCGCTTTAGTATTAAGTATGGTCATTATGCAATCCTTACCCAACGGTATACGGTAACTGACGGTTGAATATTATTTACGGCTTGAGGCGGTATGTGTGTACTATTCGTTGTGGCGTGGCCTTCACGGTATTTGGTGTATATAGGACCTTCTGCATCAGGGTCGTATTGACAACCACCAATAATAATTGTACCGTTCTCATCGGAAATAAGAACTTTCTCGTCAGTTTGAGTAGGAGGTAAATCAGAATTAGTTAGTGTGTTAGACGTTGTTCCGACTGTTCCACCGGCGGTATGTGTAGGATTCCCGCTAGAATCAAGGTCGTTATTATTTAATGCAAAATTAGGATCGCTAATATCGTCGTTCCATCCAACTAATACTTTTCCTTGCCCCCATAATTTCCAAGAGCCAAATCCTAAATACGTGGCTGGGTTATTAGGGTTCACTGCATTTTCGTAAATAGTACCGACAGGGTAAATGGTGTTAAAAATATTTGCAATAGACGAGAATTCCCTGCTATATGCAGGAACAGATTCTACATTAGGCCATCCGATATTATTGAAATCGGTCAAAGCCACATCGCCTGTCACATTTACGGTTGCACCTTGTGCGACATACCTTTCATCAGTTGTATCTAAAATGTCATCGATACTTAATAAAGTGCCTAAATCGTTATTAAACCATGTAATATCAATAATGTCTTGGTCTTCAAACTTACGGTCAAAGACTAAAGCACGTGCGATAGTTGCATCGTTATCATCATATTCAATAGAATAATCTGTGTTAGATGTAACCCAAGTCCCACCTAAAGCTGAACACTCAGTAGAAGTTTCTGCGTCAGCTCCTTCACATCTGAACATAGGTAAACCAACAGTACCAGCTAATTCTTGAAGAATACCGTTAAAACGAACTTCTAAAGAATTGGTATTGACCGGTTCTGAAGGATTAACTCCAAATGCGGAAAAAGGAATAGATTTCAAAGTTGACAAATCAGCGACATATACACTTCCTTCTAAGGAAGGACGGGTTGTTAATTTCGAATCTAAAATACGTATTTGGCGGCGAGAATAAGAACTGCGTAATTGTGTAATCCCATCCAAAAAGGTTTCAATTTGTACGGTGTCGCCGATATTACACGGTTGTCTTAGACGGATGTTTTTACCATCTAATGCAACGATTTCACCAGGATTAGCTCCTGGTGAACCAAAGTCACTATTGTCACTGAACGCATCACCGTAGTATAATTCGTTACCACGATGTTTTACACGGATATTATTCACATTATAAGAAACAGGCCCAAATACATCAAGAAAATCAGTTTGACCTTGAACTTCGACTAAAAATTCTTTACGAGCTACACTACTAATATCAGAACTAGTAATTTTGTCTATTTGTTTATTTTTAACGTATTCCCAGCGCCCAGGAGAACAGTAAACTAATTCTAAGTCTGAAAACTGCACATTGATTTCTACTGGGCTGGAAGAACCTTTAATAGTATCACCGCTGGCAGCAATTAATGTTACAGGGTTAATATTCCACGTGGCGAATACATCACGGGCTCTAATTACTTTATTATAATCTTCCACTGTTCCTTTAGGTAAATTTATAGAAACACGCCCTGTTGAAGTATCAATTGCGTATGATTTACCCCATTCAGCAGCTAAATTAAGTCCATCTGAAGAATGGTATGTTTTCCAGGCACCAGCGGAATATGGAACTTCGCCATCGCCTAATTCATAATACAACTCATCAAAGTTTTCATTAATTTTTGCACCACCACGACGAAGGTAATCGCCTTGTCCGTCATCAACGACGTTCCCAATTTTAATATTTTGTTTCATTATTGAGCGACCCTAATTTTCTGAGTTGAAATAACTTTAGCTGCCACTCGAAGACCATTTATATGTGAAGAAACTGTCATAGTGGCAAAATTGTTAATTATCGAAAAACTAATATTCGCAATTTCATCTTCTTCGTTATCATTACCAATGCGCATCACTGCGTATTCGGTTGAAATAACTCTTGAATTAATTGTATCTATTAGAATATTTATTTCGCATGATTTAATTTTTCTGCCGTTGGCAGATTGGCATGTAACCAAAAGTTTAGCAGCATTATATTCAGTTTTATAAAATAGAGGAATATTGATATAGTCTGAAATAATATTCCATGTCCCGTCTACAGGAATTTCGGTATGACTAAACATACTTTCTGTAGAATAATCCCATATTGAACCGCCTGTACCAGAAGAAATACAACGAAGAGTAACTTTAGTATAAGGTGTAGTTATAACTAAATTACCTGCAACACCTTTAATAGAATCTAATGCTTGGATACTTAATGGGTTGTTTACCGAAATTGACCCGTTTGAATTTATAAATTCCACGGAATCACCGAGTTCACCTCTAGCAACAGTAACAATAACACCACCAGTAGAAGCATCTATGTCGTGTCTACTTCCTACTGGAACAGGGGTGAAATAATCAGTAGGACCTCCTTTTTGGTAGTATCCAGTAGCATGGATTATTTGTCCATTTGGTCCTGTCCCATTAGCAGTTGCCATTTTTCGTTGGTCGCCAAACGCATTGTAAATAGCATTTATATCATTGTTTATTTTAACACCGCCGTCAAAAAGGATATCGCCTGTAGAAGCGGTACCAATTTCGCCAACGTCAATCAATTGTTTTGGAGTTTGAATATACATGTGGCTAATCCTTAATAGTTTATACTATTTATACACGAAAGGGAGACCGAAGTCTCCCTAAATTAGAACATAAACAAAATATTGATCTCTTCGGTTTGGTCCATTGCCATAATAATAGGTGGACGGTTTTCCATATAAATCATTTCACCGGAATGACGCTGTAAATCTCTGGGGTCATAATAATCCTTTTCAGCTTTTATATTAGGGTCATTAGGACGGAGTTTAGCTTCCAACGGGTTTGTGATAATAGAAATTTGTCTAAATCCTTTATTACCAGGCAGTGCTGCATTAGGGAAATAAACTGAGTCTAAATAGGCTTTAAAACGAATTATGTTTGCTTTAACTCTATACACAAGGCCAAAATCATCTTGTTGCCAGGTTAGATTGTTTTCATATCCCCAACGAGCAGGGTCTTCTTTAACTTCTTCCGGCCATGGAACGACTATATATTCATTAGTACATCGGTTTATAGACACATCGGGTGGAATCTCATAAAGATACTCCCATATATATCCATCACCAACTTCGATAATCCCTTCAGCGTCTCCACGGCCTTCAGGAGGGGTTAAAGACCTAACAGATGGAGTCCATTTACCGCCTAATTTAAGACATTCTTCTTTGTTGTCGAGAGACTCAATAGAACACATCCCAACATCAGGAACATCTACGCAACGGTATACTAACCATCCAGCTCCGACTTCAGTGGCATTATATGGGGCTGTATTACATACGACTATATCATTTATTTTGAATGTATAAGGGTCCGGATAACGAATATCTCCCCAGTCACGTCTAGGAATAACAGAGTCTAACATAGATGGGATAACTTTAACTAAACCCATCATGTTAGTCCACATATCTGTTACACCTAAAACCGAGTCTGTTGGATACGGTGGGGCGAAGCCCACCTCATTTTCATTAGCAGCCCATGGTTCAGACCGACCAAACGTTATAAAGATGGTGTTTTTATTATCACCATCACCTATTGAATTGTAGAAATTCAACATTTTTTCAGTTCTAAATTTTGAAGTAACTATCGCACGATAGACAACACTTGAATCATTCATCTAATTTAACCTGTGGTGGATTAATCGGGTCTCTAGGATTTCCCACGTTATCTAACAATCTTTCATTAACAAGCTCTCTAAATCTAGAGAACGTTGTACCTGATGCATCAAATAATGGGCTCATCGGCTTGCGTCGTTCGGACGGTAATTGTCCTTGGAAAATAGAGTTATCATTTTCTTCATTATAATTTGCAGGTAAAGGGTATTCGATACCGGCATAAGGACCAGCATCATAAATTACTTCACCTGTAACAGGATTGAATTCTACATTACCTTGAGGGTCTAAACGAGCGACGCGGTCTGCATATTCCGTAGGCAGTCCGGAATCCCACTTATAATTTTTATATTTATTAATAATAGTTTCAACATGTTTAAGCGTTAATCCTGTATTAATAAACATTGTTAATAAGGTTATTGCAATAAATCCAAATCCTACCGGATGTACAAAACGTAGTACGTCAGATTTCCAACGAGAGGATGGAAGATTTGACTTTATTTTCATGACGTAATAAGCTCTACCACGATTAAAATAATCGATAGTGTTTTGGGCAAGTTCTTTACCTTTAATACCGCGAACTATTTCACCTTCAAAATCTGCTAGTCTTTCGGCTTTTACTTCTTGACCGACTAAAAGCCTACCTAAAAGGTTATGAATAGTCACAGTCCATTGTAATTTACCTTTAGAATAGCTTCTTTCTAAATATGTAACATTACATCTACCTGTAGCGGTGTATATAGTTTGTCCAACCAAATCTTCACTTATAGAATCAGATTGAATTATGATATCATACTCTGTTCCAGCAGATGACTCGATTTCTACTTCAACGTCTTCGTTATAAAGAACTTTAAACAAAAACTTATACGATGCTTCAGTTCCTTTAGTAGAATAAAAATCATAACTTCTGGACTCAAAGAACCTAGAAACTAAATCACGTTTCTCAGCATTCAAATAAATGTTCCGTTTATAAATTTCAGACCAAAGATATTCCCATGCGTGTTCTTCTCGTGGGTATTTATTTTTAATCAAATTCAATAAGTTATTATAATGAGTCCCATATCCATCAGAAAGATATTGAATATACGCTTCACAAAATGCTTCAAAGTTTGTATTATCCAACAGATAAGACTCTGGCATCATTGTAGTGAGTAATGGGCGTAAATCCGGGTCAGCTAGACCTGTCTCTTCAACAGGAACCCAAGAAGTTTCTTTTTCTTGGTTTTGTAATGAGGCGGTCAAAAATACGTTAGTGGGCTTCCAAATTATAGAAACGTTATTTCTAACACGATAACTAAAATCGTAATATGAAATTATTTCACCTGATGATTTATAAAACAACATACCAGATGCGTATTTTTTAAATCCAGTGAATTCTATATTCGGCATAACAATCTTACAATCGCCGTCATTCCAGTATTCGTGAACTTTACGATCAGGTGAAGTGCTAGGGTAGCTTTCCACTACCTTTGTGTAAAGCAAATCAGAATAAATCACTACCGCTCTATCAGAGTTATTAATCCAAGAACGTGTGCCTGATTTTCTAGAATAACTAAAGAAAGGTTCTGCATAATACTGCATAGGAGTTGGTGAAAAAGTTTCCCAATTACTTTCTTCGTTTGATGCGAAAATCATCATATGGTAATGTTTATCTGCGAGCCATTCTCTAGGATATTCATACTTAACTGCTCCCAAAAGTCCGTACTTAGATTGCGTTTCTGGGTCGTCAACAATATCAGATTCTAAAAATTTAAAATTACTAGAAGAGATATAAAGCTCAACACCATCAGTAGACATATTGGTGAAAGCCGGTTCTATACGACGGCGTTCTTCTTCGGTATTACCAAATATCCTTTTAAATGTTCCAGCGTCATGGTCTAAAACGTATACACCTTTATCAACGGAATCCAAAATAGGCTTTGTTCTTGGGTCGTCATTAACGTTTTCAACTTCACCAATAATAAGAGCGAATATTCTTCCACCAACAGAATCCATTTTATAACAAACTGCTTTAGGGTTGCCTGTTATTGTAAACGTCTCAGGTTCAAACAACCGTTCGGAATAGGTCGGAGATAATGGATCTGAATCAATAGGAGCGTTACTGGTTTTAACGAAGCGAACTTTATCTCTGGCCGCAATATAAACATAGTCATCATTACAAGTAATAGCTTCTGCAATACGTGATACGTTTCCTGGTAATGACGCGTATGTACCGAAAATCTCTACATCAAAACCTAAATTTAATTGATCCCAGATTTTAGCAAATGTTACGTCTTGTGAACTGAAACGAACATCATCAGCAGACCAACGAATATCGGATGATTTACGCCCGTAAAAAATCTTATCATAGCCGAGCAAATACGTCGTATATTCTGATTGGTAATATACGGTTCGTGAAAGTGGATATCCTACACGGTCATTAAGCAATTTAACCGCTTTCCATGTTTGGCCTTTATCATTAGACACTTTTACAATAGGTTGGAATCTTTCAAAAAGGTAAAGAATTCCTTCAGATTCCATTAGATATACTCGATTTATATCTTTACATACATCCTGGATATGCCCCTGGATTTCATGATACTGATTTTCACCAATTATAAAATTTCTAATCGATGACACATCGGTGTATGCAGGACTGAATTGGAACGACTCGCTCATCAGTGCTGCCATGATCGTGTCATTATTAAAATCAACGTAGTTTGTATTATTTTTTGTAAATTTTTCAGAAATAAACTCGTTAGCTAATTGCATTTCAATCATATGTTGGAATGTGTAAGCGTTTATTTCAAATGTTTCAAACTCTTCAGTGTATCTCCAATCAGACTGCTCAAATCCCTCCGCTGCTGTAGCCACACGCATCATATATGTTGTTAATGAATTTAAACCAGACTCAAAGAAATTGTTATCAGCGGTATATCCTAAATTAGTCCATCTATAGCTATTACGGGGAATTGCTTCCCCGTTAGCTGTTTTGGTCTCAGCTATTTCCACAAAATAGTAGAAATTAGCGCCAACCTCATCCCAGCGAATTTGAACTTGGTTTGCGGACAATTTAGATAATCTGAGACTCGTGACTGCTGGCGCTTTTACTGTCATTGTGAAATAGGCTCCAAATCTATGGTTAAATATTGCGGACGTAAGTCATTTTCAAATACAATTAATGACCCGTCTTTAGTAAAGATAACATCATCAGCTGGGTCTGAATAGAGTTCAATAGTTTGAACTTCAAACCTATCAGAAGTTAAATCAATTTTAGCTATATTCCAATAAATTGAATCAGCCGGATAATTTACTTCACCTATAGAGTAATATTTGTTTCTTCCGTCCGTAACATGAAGTTTATTAAAATCGTCACCAGTATATGGTTGAATATAAGCATTTTCTATAACGTCGCCATCTGCAAACGGGCCAATAATAACTTGTCCAATGCCACGGTCATTTCTATCTGAACCTACAATGCGAACGTCGTATTTAATAGTAGCTTCCGTTTCAGGGTCAACGCGTAAACTATCAAATGAAAACACGTTAGATTCTAATGTTCTATCTTTAATCTGGTTATTGTATTTAATACCTGTTTCAGGTGTTTTGTAGAAGTTCTGTACCTCGCGAACCATTTGAATAGTCGCAGACGAACCAATGATAGAAATATCTGCGTCATCTACATACGTTAGCATTTTAGATTTTGCGAATGACGAGTTAAAAATTTCCACGTCTTCAATATAATACCGGTCGATTTTATTAATAATTTGGCCTTCTAACCATTGTTCAGATTCCTGTAATTTGTTCAATGCATACGTAACGCGAATATTCATTTTAATAAACAAATAATCAGGAGAAATAACAACAGGAGTTATCGTCCCTAAGTTATACTCATTAAGATAATTTTTAATATCGTCTCGTTGGACGGAAGTCAAATATAGCCCAGACTTAGGTTTAGCAGCAATAAATGCGTACCCAGGCTTAGATGAATCCGTAAATGTCTGAACCGCTTGAATAATAGAACCAAATCGTTCAGAGACGAATGTGTCGTAATCGGTCGCAGTCACACATCGTTGTTGAGTTTCGCGTTTAATTGTACCTAATTCACGGATACGTTCAATATCTTCAGGGTCGCCACCGCCATCAGCACCAACGAAGTCAGGGTTATTACTTGGGTTTTCATTAATTCCAATAACTGTGATATTAGCTAATGTATCAGCATAAGAGAATCCTACTGCACCATTTGCTTCAGCACCATTAGTAGAAATATATTCAATTACGATTTTAGAACCCTGGACAGGTTTAAGGCCGCCAATGTAGTTAGATGTTAAAGCACCTTCTGACGTGTTAATAGAGATTTCACCTTCACCAAAATAAAATTCAGTGTTCCCGTCAACAGTTTCTCGCATATAATAAATGGTTGAAGTAGAACCAGCATGAACCATCGATTTGCGAGTCCAGTTAATCCATTCTGCTCCGTCAACATACAATTTAACCAAATTACGGTCAATGTTCTTATCACGAATAATGATAGGTTTTAATTTATCAAATGTTAATTCAGTACGAACAATACGTCCCTGAGCTAACCTAAGACGTGGGAAATATTGATTATTTTTGTCTTTAACTACAATGACGTCTTCGGTGGAAACAAAGTTATATGGATTTACAGAAGTACCTTTAGCATACGCCAGGAAACGAGTACCACGCGGAATAGTGATATAGTTTCTATTTAATGCATCCGTACATGTGAGCATAATTTCTGTTTGTGCTGCTGATTTAGATGCAGGCAGATATCCATTATCCTGAGCCGCTTGTACAACGGAACTGCGCAAGTTAGCAGTACGCATAAAGCTTTCATACACTGCACTATTACTGAACTGTTGGATATAAAGAGTATTATATGCTAAAAGGTCACACAATACGTTTAAACGTGAACCTTCAAAATCATAATCAAGAAATTCGTTCTGTCCATTGAGCCATTCGATTATATTTGTTTTAATTTCGGCAAATGTGCCCCCGATAAAAATTTCGGGAATAGCATTCGCCGTTCTGACTAACTGATAATTTACAGGAGTGTTTGCCATTTTAATTCCTATTTTATAAAGACTTTTGACGAGGCCTGAGAAACAGTGTCCCCGCATGAAATTGGGTCAGCCATTTNWWMKSMYWWKTYRCCRKWKWMAYMTACYWWARWWSYMSS